AACATCAACTGTGGCTTTTAGTGCCAATGGTGGTATTAAACCATATTGCAGCTTACCGGAGTCAAATTTACGGCCACCAGTTTTAGCCGTTTGGGATAATTTGATATCATCAATATTAGAATTCATAAATTCCTTCCATAACAAATAACTTAGACTCTTTGTATATTTTATTATGAGTCTAAGTTATTATTTAAATAATTAAACGAGTGTTTTACATTTCACCAACATAATTTGCAATTGCTGGCATATCCCCAGAAAAATGATATGTTCCAATATGAGTTGTTCTCATCCAAGGACACAGCCAAATCTGACCTTTAATTTTTCTCCAAATCTGACAAAAGAAATAATCTTCGCTTAGATATCTATTACTACCTCCACCAATGATACTATCTTTAGTGTCAATAATTGTGTCAAAGTATGCATGAATCATTCTTGTTCCATCAAAATTAGCTTGCCCAACATGGTCTGGGCGATATTCTAATTGAGGAAATTCGTCTTTAAGTTTTGTGAAAACGTCACGTTTTACCATCATAAAACCAGTACCAATTTCCATAACTTCAATTGGCTCAGTTACAGAAAATTGCGACATTCCCTTCACTGGATTAAAAACAAAATCACCAACAATTTTTTCCAAATCTTGCGGGATAATATCTGGATTTTTCAATAGTGCTTTTTTAACAGCAGGCCACTTTATTGCTTTTTTTGGATAAGGACCGCCAATTACATCTTTATCCAAAGCCAACATTGCAATAACATCTTGAGGGTTAAAACAAACATCAGCATCAATGAATAAAAAGTGTGTACAAGTTGACCGATTTAAGAACTCATCAACTAAATAATTACGAGCACGAGGTATCAAACTTTCATTGAACAGGAAGGAAAATTTCAAATCAATTCCGTATTGCATACAAAGCCCCTGAAGGTCTAAGCAAGCCTTCATGTAAAGCCCCGCACAATTTCCACCATACATTGGTGTTGCACAAAAAATAGAATACTTTTTCAATTCTTCCGTCTTAATACTAATTTCCATGATATAATTCCTTTATCAAAAAACACAAACAAACATGAACAAAGATCAACTTAAAACTTTCATACTAAACAACACCATAACAAAATCTGGTGGACTAAACAATAGAGCATGTATCAAAAGCTGGTGGGAAAATAACAACACTACCAATGTGTACGAAAACATCTTAAATAAATCTTCACATTTCGATATTTATACACCAACCTTTGCAGAGAGGATGCATACAATAGTTAATTATACATCAGACAGACCAACATGTCAAGTGTGTAAGCAAAATAAATGCAACTTTAAATCATGGAAAGATGGCTATTACGAATACTGCTCTGTACAATGTTCAACACAATCCAAGGAACGCAACAAAAAGATATCGGCAAAAGTAAAATCAGCATTACCAGAAACAATGGAAAAGGTCAAACAAAACAACCTATTGAAGTATGGTAAAGAAAATTACTATGAAACGGAAGATTTTAAGCAAAAGTCGAAGGAAACAAAACTTCAAAGATATGGCGATGAACATTACTGCAACAAAGAACAATCCATTAAAACTTGTCTAGAGAAGTATGGTGTTGAGTATACATGTCAAACAGAAGCTATGATTACAAAAAGTCGTAGTACAAGAGCAAATACAAATCCAGAAATATGGAACGCTGGATGGTTGCGGGAACAAAATTCTATAAAGGGTGTTACACAAATTTCAGAGGAACTTGATCTTACCTACAGGACAGTATCACTTGCTATGGGACGTTTGGGTGTTGAACAAAAGTTTTTCCGCACTGCACCAAGAACTATGCAAAATGAAATATATGAATTTGTACAGTCTTTTGGGTATGAAACTTTGATGGAAGATAGGACAATTATCAAACCAAAAGAAATTGATATTCTTGTAAAATCTAAAAATCTTGGGATAGAGCTAAATGGAATATACTGGCATTCTGTTGGATATGGACACACCCAAGAAGAAAAAATGAAACATTATATCAAAACTAAACTATGTAATCAATCTGGTATACGACTAATTCAACTGTGGGATTTGGAATGGGTTAATAAGAAAGACATATGCAAAGATATAATCCGCAGAAGTCTATCAAAAACAGAAAATATACACTATGCAAAACAGTTCACCGTGAAGATGGTTGAAAATAAAGAGTACAACACATTCCTAGACGATAATCATATTCAGGGATATGCAAAAGCAAAGTACAAATATGGACTTTATAAGGATAATGTACTTTACTCTGTGATGTCATTTGGGAAGTCTAGGTTTGAATCTGGTGCAGAAGAACTAATTCGATTTTGCACACGTATAAACCATACCATTATTGGAGGGGCTGAAAAGCTATTCAAGTTCCATAGTAAAGAAAATAGTTCTAAAATAATATCATATTGTGACAACAGACTATTCATAGGAAACATGTATAGTGCATTAGGATTCACTAAAATTTCGGAAGGAACTGTAGATTATATGTGGGTTGATAACAGGAATAAAACCCTGTCACGGTACAAGACACAGAAGCATAAGCTAAAAAATCTTCTTGGTGATAAATTTAATCAAGACAAAACTGAAGATCAGATGATGTATGAGAATGGGTACAATAAACTTTATGGATGTGGTCATTCTAAATGGGAATATAAGGTACAATAGAAAAAGGGGCTAAATGCCCCTTTTATTTTATTACAAAATATTACACTTACATACTATACAATGCTACTTTTGTTCCGTCGCGCATAGTCTTCCCAACATTCATAATAACATGACCGGCCTTACGCAACTCACTGATACGAGCAGATACATTCCACACACCAAAACGTGAACGCCCCTGCGCAACTGTAAATGTGTTAACTCCAGTGTCCTTTGTTAGCGCATTCAACATTTTCTGCTTAGTTGTAATAGTCTTCTTCATAATAAACTCCTATAAAATAATTAATCATTATATCACACACAATCAATATTGTCAAGCATTTTTTCTTCGCTTGACTTCTCTGTTAACCTATATTGACCCATCATCTTCTTCAAAATCTTTTCAGTTTTCTTTATCCCCGACTTAAGCGCCAAAGGCTTTGCTCTATGTATAAAAGTTATACCATTAAGGCTATCAAGGCCATGTAAAAACATTCTAGCTGAGAAACCTGTAATATCTGTGGTGTGTTCCTCACCAAAATAATCTTGATATGAAACTTTAATATTTGTTGGTCTATTAATTCGAAGACCAAGAAGAGGAAATGACAAACAACCTTCAATCATTATGGATTCATCACTAGACATACTAATAACAACTGGATTGAAAAATGCAACATAATTGTCACCAAATCCCATAACAAATACCCTATGTGAAAATCCACATTGGTTTGCAGACAACACTACCCCTTTATTATCCTTGCATGTTTCAACTAAAGTTGATGCAAATTCCGAAGGATTTACTTGGCAACATCCAAAGTCAAACAGAGGGATTACCGAAGATAGAATTGGATGATCTTCGGGAACTAAAGCGAAAATATTAATGCTTTGGATTTCAGGCGCAGATGCGTTTAAGTTTAGTGCATCAGATGTATCGATGCGAAAAATACCATCATTTGAATTATTCATTATTTTACCATTTGTGAGAAGTTATTTTTCTTTTCGAAAGTAATCACACTTCTAAAATTATCCATTAACTGGTCCGTCTTATGACTAATAACAAATACATTCGTATCGTTACCAATCTCTTTCAAAATACCCATTAACAATTCGGTAGAAGCTCCATCCAATGACGAATCGAATACCTCATCTAATATTAAAAGATTTGTGTTAGTGGAATTTTTTATTTTTGATATTTGCCTCCATGCAAAAATTATTGCTAGAGAAATTTTTTGTTTTTCGCCTTCTGAGAAATTAGCATATTCAAAATCATCCCTGTGTCGTGACTTTATTGTCTCTTCAAAGTTTTCATTCAAATTGAAGTTTACAAAAAATCCCATTGCAGACAGATATTTGTTAACATACTTGTTAATAACAGGCAAATATTGCTTAATTATTCGAGTTTTTATGCCTGTGTCTTTTAGTAGAGTAGCAGCATATTCTCTATGATGCCTATCCACCAAAAGTTCAGACTGCTTAACTGTCAATCCATCAAGTTCAAGTTCAAATTCAGCCAGCTTTTCCATCTGTTCTTGGATATTTCCTTTTTCCTTGGAAAGTTCCTTGATCTGTTTTTCTAATGTGGATATGTTCCTGTTGCAAGATTTTACAGTAGATGAATGCTGGATTATGGTATTGTTTAGCTTTGTTATTTTGCTGTTAGTCTCATTAATTTCGCTGGCGCGTTTATAAAGCTTTTGCAACTCTTCTGCTATTTCAACCATTCCGGCTTGTATTTTATCCCTCTTTGCGGTATGTTCAGCTAATTGTTCTGCCTTAAATACTGGATCAATAATCTGCTTGCATGTAGGGCAATTGTCGCCATGTTCATAGAAATTGATATCAGCCGCTATTTTGTCAACGTTTGATTCCATCTTTGCTTCAAGCTGGACCATTTTCTTGGTCTTTGTGTTGATGGCAGTAACGTCTGTCACTAAATCTTGATATCCTTCTATGTCTACAGTCAAACTAGAAATGACAAATTCCAAATTTTGGATTGTTTCCTCATGTTCTTTTATTTCATTTTGCTTTTCTAAAATAAGACCATGGTTTTGTTTTTTGTTTTCTTCAATATTAGACTTCTGGAGAGTAATCTTACTATTAACTAGATCAATAGAGTATTTGTTTTCACTCAAACTATCTTTTATTGCTGACAACATATCTTTATTGATATTGTTCATTGCAGTAAAAATTTGAATATCTAACAAATCTTCAATAATTTCTCTACGATCCCCAGCTTTCAATTGCATAAATGGGACAAATGATGCTGACCCCAGAATAACAATTTGTGTGAATGACTTATAATTGAATTTCAGGATTGTCTTTTCCAAGATATCCTGATAGTCTTTTGATTTTGCATCTTGGTTTAACAAAATCTCATTACAATAAATTTCAAATACATTAGGCTTAATGCCTCGAACTACTTTATAATTCCGATTACCAATACTAAATTCAATCTCGACTACACATTCAGCATTGTTTATACTGTTCAACAATCCCGGTTTATTGATTTTACGGAATGGCTTATTAAACAATACAAAACATAGTGCATCAAGTACAGTGCTTTTTCCTGCACCATTTGATCCTAGAATCAGTGTATTGCTGGTGCGGTTTAATTGGATTTCGGTAAAAGTATTACCAGTCGAAAGTAGATTCTTCCATCGAATCACTTTAAAAATAATCATGTTTGTTCCCGATTTAATGCCTCAACATACAATTCTCTCATATTTCCCTTAGCTCTGATGGAATCAATTCCTTCAATTACCATAGAGTCGATGAACTTGCTTATAATTGTAACGGTATCTTCCGCTTCATCAATTGTATCATTTTCTAGAACATCAGTCAAGTCGATGCCATCTTCAACCAGTGCAACATCTAGTGGAGTGACTGAGTAAAGCCGACTAAGAAACTGGTCGAACAATATGGGATTGCTTTTGTTGGCTACAATCACTTTTACGTACTTTCCTGCATATGGGTCCATCGAGTGAGTAGAAAGCTCTTCTACGCCCTGTATGGTGTCATCATAGACGATTTTATGGAACATGATAGTTGGGTTCTTCACGAATTCCAATTCACCAGAGTCCAAATCAAACAAATGAAAGCCTCGGGTGTCATCATGGTCAGACCATGTTAGCTGTACTGGGTTGCCCAAATAGGTAATGTTTCCTTTTGTGGACTTGTGATGATAATGCCCGGAAAAGACTTTATCAAATTTGGAAAACGATGCTGGATTTCGACCCTCTTCAGATTCCATTCCTCGGTGCATAGCAAATCCAGCAATTTCAAAGTGGCCCATGCAATACTTTGATTCTGTCAATTGCAATTCTGCAATAGATTCTGCTTCGTTTTCTGGGCAAATCCAAGGCATCATACAGACAGGAACGCCATCAATGATAATTGTTGTAGGTTCTGCAATAACATTAATGTTTGAATATTCTTTCAATAAAAGACTAGGAGAATTTACTTCAATAGTATTTTTAAAGTATGAATCGTGGTTTCCCACCAACATATAAACCTCAATTTTGTTCTTGCTCAGTACATCAAAGAACATTCTCTTTGCACGATGTAATGTGTTGAAGTTTACGGTCTTACGGTTTTCAAATGTATCCCCTAAAATCAATACTGTGCTTATTCCTTCTTCAATTAGAGTTGGGAAGAATGTTTCAGAATAGAATTTCTCATAATAATCAAGAAAGTGAACGGAATCCCCACGAACCCCAAAATGCTGATCTGTGATAATTGCAACACGCATAATTTAATCTTCCAAAAAGTTTTCGATCCCTTTAAGCTTAACCTTAGACTTTTTTTCGTCTTTTTTCTTTTTTTGTGAAATTTCGTAAGTTTCTATGAAATCTGCAATATTGTCATACATTTCAAATTGGCCGTTACTGGAATGGTCAGAATCTGGGTCATTGGACTCGTCAAAAATTCCTGCCATTTCTGTGGCTTTGTACTTAACATATAGTTGCTTTTTTTCTTTCAAAATTCTACGAAGAAACGCATAGTACACGATTTGTGTGAAGTATGCAAACGGATTGTTTGACTTTTCTGGATCGAAGTTGTTGAAGTACATCAAACAGTTCTCAATCCCATCACCTATCATCTCTTCTCTACATGGGTAGTTGATGAAGTTTGGCTTGTGTGATAGTCCATCCGCTATCTTCATGAAGCATTCTCCTATGTAGTCTGGGATTGCTGTGGTTGCATCAGTCGCCTTTTTTGCCTTGTATTCTACCAGCGCAACCATAAAATCTGGGTTGTTTATGTAGTTTCTTACTTTTTTTATCATGTTTTCCTAATAATGTATTGACAAACCGCTTGACAAGATGTACACTGCCGGTGTTGACGATTGATATTGATTATATAAATTATATTGTATTGAGTTGTTATTGCATTGTTGTACCAGTAACATCCCAATCTTTAAATGATTCAATCACACTTTCTTTAAGAACTTGTTCCTTCGTCATAGACGAATCCCGAAGGGATGTATCTTTCATCCCTTGAATAGTATTTACATAGAACTCTTCAAATGACTCAGAAGCATCCTCTATGAAAATTATTCTATCGAATGAAATTGTCGCGTAGTTATACGCCATTACTTTAATGGGAAGATAATTCCGAATGACCAATTCATCATTACTAGAGTTGTTTGTAAAAAAGAATTCCATCGGATCAAATATAGCAATATAATGTTCTTTTTGATCATGGTATACAGACGCAATGATATCAGTACCATCCAAGAGTCGTATAATCTTAACTTCCATTTCATATTCAATGGATTCATCATATATTTTATCTGTCATTTTAATCCTATTTTATAAGTTTTGTACTTAAATTTCTCTTCTGTGTATAGTTTTACACGTATAACAAAATGCTTTAGGGTGTGATTCATCCAAGTCCCACATCTAATATCATCTGCGATATCGAATAATGTGGCCTTTGATTTTCCATTAAACAATCTAAGACTTCTTCCTATACTCTGAAAAACCTTGATCTTTGACCTATACGGTGACGCAAATATTACATTATGAAGATTCTTAACATTTGTTCCTGTACTGAATGTTCCATATGATGCACAAATAATGGAATTGGTTTCAGTTTCCATTAACTTTCTAATCATTTCTCGGTCATCAACATCAACACCACCATGAATAAAGAATACTTTCCTATCACCAATATTCTCAGCATCCTTGATCATATTATACAATAATTTGCCATGTTTGTCAATCATTTGGAATAATATAAGAGTATTATTTTCGAGACTAATTGCAAGATTTTTAATGAACTTATTTCTAGATTCGTTTCCAATTATATAACTCATCTCATCTTTATATTCTGCTTTTTTTAGTATTTCGCATATGGGATCAGGATGTTTAAGTATTAAGCATTTTATTTCAAGTTCTGTTATAGTTCCATTATCCATTAATTCTTTTGTGGTGGTAACTTGTTTAACTGGGCCAAACATGCCTTCTAGAACTAACTTATTTGTTTTAGAGCCATCAAGAGTTCCCGTAAGACCAATTCTATACTTTGTATTAACGCATTTATCCATGATGGAAGTAATTGATTTCGCAGTAGCTTGGTGACACTCATCCACCATTACATAATCAAATGATTCAAAGTATTCTTGTGGCATATTAAAAATACTTTGATATGTTGAAATAATCAACTTTTTATTGGTTATCTTACTTTTACCTTCGTATATTTTATGTACATTGTCATCAATAACAAAGATATCATCCATTGCATAATCTTCAAAGTCCGAAAATAGCTGTTCGACCAAGCCAACATTCGGAACAATGATGAGTCCATTTAAGTCTTGATACTCAAGAAATTGCCTGAATAACAGATAGATGATTAAAGATTTTCCAGAAGCTGTTGGCGATAGTAATAATGCCCTACGAGTTTGCATTGCATGAATGAATGCTCCTTGTTGATGTTCTCCAGTAACAATTTTTTTACCATTAGAACTAAGATTTAAACTTTCAAAGAACTTCTTTGCATGATACACAGAAAATTCATCTTCATATTCC